GTACCGCGCCCCGCTACAGCCCCCGCCGCTCGCGCCGCTTGCGCGCGCGCGTCACCCTCAAGGCTCACTGCAACGGCACCACGCCACCAGGAGCTAGCCCATGTCCACCGAATTTCACCATGGCGTGCGCGTCCTCGAAATCAACGAGGGCACGCGCCCCATCCGCACGATCTCCACCGCCGTGGTGGGCATGGTCTGCACCGCATCCGACGCCGACCCCGCAACCTTCCCACTCAATAAACCGGTGCTGCTCACCAACGTGCTCACCGCCAGCGGCCAGGCCGGCGAACTCGGCACCCTGGCCCGCAGCCTGGATGCCATCGCCGACCAGACCAAGCCCGTCACCGTCGTGGTGCGCGTGGAAGATGGCGAAGGCGCCGACGATGCCGCCAAGGAAGCCGACCAAACCACCAAGATCATCGGTGGCGTCACCGCTGGCGGCCAGTACACCGGCCTCAAGGCGCTCATGGCGGCCGAGGCACAGCTCGGTGTGCGCCCGCGCATCCTCGGAGTGCCGGGGCTCGACAACCTGCCGGTCACCACCGAGCTAGCCGCCATTGCCGAACAAATGCGCGCCTTCGCCTACGCCAGCGCCTGGGGCGCCGACAACGTGTCCGAGGCCATCGCCTACCGTGAAAACTTCGGCTCGCGTGAGCTCATGCTCATCTGGCCCGACTTCGTTTCCTGGGACACCGCCACCAGCAGCACCGCACCGGCCGCAACCATCGCCCGCGCCCTGGGCCTGCGCGCCAAGATCGACCAGCAGGTCGGCTGGCACAAAACCCTTTCCAACGTCGCCGTCAACGGCGTCACCGGACTGTCCCGCGACATCTACTGGGACCTGCAAAACCCCGCCACCGATGCCGGCCTGCTCAACGCCAGCGAAGTCACAACCCTAATTCGCCGCGATGGCTTCCGCTTCTGGGGCAACCGCACCACCAGCAGTGATCCGCTGTTCGCCTTCGAGAACTACACCCGCACCGCCCAGGTGCTGGCTGACACCATGGCCGAGGCCCACTTCTGGGCAATCGACAAGCCCATGTCTGGCAGCCTGGTGAAAGACATCATCGACGGCATCAACGCCAAGTTCCGCGAGCTGAAAACCGGCGGCTACATCATCGACGGCCAATGCTGGTTCGACCCGGATGCCAACGACAAAGACACCCTCAAGGCCGGCAAGTGCTTCATCGACTACGACTACACCCCCGTGCCGCCGCTGGAAGACCTCACCCTGCGCCAGCGCATCACTGATCGCTACCTCATGACCTTCGCCGAAAGCGTCAACGCGGCCTGACCCATTCACCCGCGCGGCCCGGCCGCGCCGTAGGAGAGCAACACCATGGCGCTGCCTAAAAAGCTCAAGCACATGAACATCTTCAACGACGGTAACAGCCACCAAGGCGAGGCCAAGACCGTCACCCTGCCCAACCTTACCCGCAAGATGGAGGCCTTCCGCGCCGCCGGCATGGACGGCCCGGCAAAGGTCGACCTCGGCCTCGGTGGCGACGGTATTCAGCTCAGTTACACCCTGGGCGGCTGGTCGCTGATCACCCTGCGCCAATACGGCGCCGTGCGCGCTGATGGCGTGATGCTCCGCTTCATGGGCTCCGTTCAACGTGACGACAGCGGCGATACCAGCGCCGTCGAAGTGGTGGTGCGCGGCCGGCATGAAGAAATCAGCTTCGGCGACGCCACCCCCGGCGAAGACACCGAGCACGAAATCACCGTCACCTGTACCTACTACAAGCTCACCGTAGACGGCGAAGTGATCATCGAAATCGACCTGCTCAACTTCGTCTTCATCGTCGACGGCACCGACCTGCTGGAGCAGCACCGCCGCAACATCGGCCTGTAACCCGCATAGCCCACCCCCGATGCCGGCAGCGCTGCCCCCGCAGCGTGCGCCGGCCCTTACACCCGAAGGAGCTAACCCATGACCGAGAAGAAAACCGCGCAGCCGGCCGAAGTCGCCGAAGCCGCCCCAGCCAAGAACCCCAACGAGGCCACCGTCGAGCTCGACACGCCCATCGTGCGCGGCACCCAGGAAATCACCGAAATCGTCCTGCGCAAGCCGAAAAGCGGCGAGCTGCGCGGCGTCGCCCTGGTCGACCTACTGCAAATGGACGTGCTCGCCCTGCGCAAGGTCCTGCCGCGCATCACCACCCCCAGCCTGACCGACCATGAGATCGGCAACATGGACCCAGCCGACCTGGTCGACTGCGCCGGCAAGGTGGCGGCTTTTTTGCTGAAGAAGTCGGCGAGGGAAGCTGTCCTCGACGCGTAGACGACGCCATGGCGGATATCGCCATGGTCTTTCATTGGGGGCCGGCGGATATGGACCCGCTCGGCCTGGCAGAACTGATCGACTGGCGCGAAGAGGCCAGGAAGCGTTGGGAGCGGCAGCATGGCCAATGATTTGAAAATGGAGGTCATCCTCCAGGCGATTGACCGTGCCACCCGCCCCATTCGCGCCATCACCCAGGGCAGTATTGGCCTCGGCCGCGCCCTGAAAGACTCCCGCGATCAGCTCAAGGCCATGCAGGCCCAGCAGCGCGATATCAGCAGCTGGCGAACCCTGCGCACCGCCGCCGGCCAGACCGAGCAATCGCTCCAGCAAGCCCGCGACCGCGTCAAGGAACTCGGCCGCCAGATGGCCTCCAACGGCGTGCCCACGCGGCAGATGCAACGCGACCTGCAGGGCGCCATCCGTGCCGCCACCAACCTCAAGCGCGAACACCAGGAGCAACAAACCCAGCTCCAGGGTCTGCGCACCAAGCTCAATGCCGCCGGCATCAGCACCCGCAACCTGAGCACACACGAGCGCGAGCTCCGCAACCGCATCGAGCACACCAACAAGAGCATCGCCGACCAGACGCGGCGTATGCAGGCGCTCGCCCAGCAGAACAAGCGCCTGGCCCAGGCCCGCGCCCAGTACGACAAAACCCAGCAGCTCGCCGGCAGCATGGCGGGCTCCGGCGCCGCCGGACTGGCGTCGGGTAGCGGCATTCTCTACGCCGGCGCCCGCCTGCTCGCGCCGGGGCTCGACTTCGACGCCAGCATGTCAAAGGTGCAATCGCTCACCCGCTTGGACAAGAACAGCCCCGAGCTGGCCGCCCTGCGCGAACAGGCGCGCCAACTGGGGGCAAGCACCCAGTTCACCGCCGGCCAGTCCGCCGACGCCCAGGGCTTCCTGGCAATGGCCGGCTTCAACCCGCAGGCCATCCGCGCCGCCATGCCGGGCATGCTCTCGCTCGCCAAGGCGGGCGACAGTGAGCTCGCCGAAACTGCCGATATCGCCTCCAACATCCTCACCGGCTTCAACCTGCAAGCCGCGGATATGGGCCGCGTGGGTGACGTGCTGGTCGGCGCCTTCACTCGCTCCAACACCAATTTGCAGATGCTCGGCGAAACCATGAAGTACGTGGCGCCGGTCGCCGCAGGCGTTGGGCAAGACATCGAAACCATGGCAGCCATGGCCGGCAAGCTCGGCGACGCCGGCATTCAGGGCAGCATGGGCGGTACCGCCCTGCGCGCCATCATCAGCCGCCTAGCCGCGCCACCGAAGATGGCAGCCGAAGCGCTGGACTCCCTCGGCATCAGCGCGAAAGACGCCCAGGGCAACATGCGCGATATGCCCACCGTGCTGCAGGAGATCTACGAGAAAACCAAGGCCATGGGCGACGCCGAGCGCGCGGGCTTCCTCAAGGGCATCGCCGGCGAGGAAGCATTCAGCGGTCTGCAGGTCCTGGTGCAACAGGCTGGCAATGGCGAGCTGCAAAAATTCATCGGCACCCTGCGCGAAGCTCGAGGCGAGGCCGAGCAAACCGCCAAGGTCATGGCCGACAACATGCGCGGCGACCTGGATGCACTCACTAGCGCCTGGGAAGACCTCGGCATCCAGCTGCAGGAACAACAGGACGGCCCGCTGCGCGGTATCACCCAGGGCATCACCCGCGTCATCGGCGGCGTCAAAACCTGGGTGGAACAAAACCCCGCCCTGGCGAGCCAACTGGTCAAAACGGCCGCCGGCCTGGGGCTAATCATGGCCACCATGGGGGGCTTGACCCTGATGCTCGCCTCGATCCTCGGCCCGTTCGCCATGGTCCGTTACGGCATGATGCTGCTCGGCATCAAGAGCCTCGGCGCCGTAACCGCACTCAAGTCGGTCGGCAGCGTGCTGCTGTGGATCGGCCGCCTGGCCATGGCCAACCCTATCGGCCTGCTCATCACTGCCCTGGTGGTCGGCGCCGTGCTCATCTACAAGAACTGGGACGCCGTGAAGGCCTACCTGCTCGGCCTGTGGGCAGAGCTGCAGGCGGGCTTCTCCGGCGGGCTGGGCGGTATCGCCGCCACCATCCTCAACTTCTCGCCGCTGGGCCTGTTTCACCGCGCCATGGCCGGCGTGCTCAGCTACTTCGGCGTAGACATCCCGGCAAAATTCACAGACTTCGGCGGCATGCTCATGGATGGCCTGGTTAACGGCATCACCTCCAGCCTCGGCCGCGTGAAAGACGCCATCACCGGCGCCGGCGGCGCGACTATCGATTGGTTCAAGCAGAAGCTCGGCATTCACTCGCCCTCGCGCGTATTCGCCGAGCTGGGCGGCTTCACCATGCAGGGGCTGGAAGAAGGCCTGCTCAGCGGCCAGAGCGGCCCGCTCGGCGCCGTGCTCGGCCTGGGCAAGCAACTGGCCGCAGCCGGCGCCATCACCTTCTGCGCGGCCGGCAGCGCCATCGCCATGGACAACCGCCCGCCCCTGGGCAGCCAAAGCACGCCCAGGGCGGCCCAGATGCAAGCAGCAGCGCCCATCACCATCCATGTGCATGCAGCGCCGGGCATGGACGAGCATCAGCTCGCCCGGGCGGTCGCGGCCGAGCTGGCCAAGGCGCAGCGCGCCAACCAGGCCCGCAGCCGCAGCGCACTTTCAGACCAGGAGTAATAGCCATGATGATGGCCCTCGGCATGTTCACCTTTGGCCTGCCAACCATTGCCTACCAGGAGCTGCAGCGCACCACCGAATGGCGCCACGGCTCAACCAGCCGCATCGGCACCAACCCCGCCAGCCAGTTCCTGGGCCGCGGTGAAGACACCATCACCTTGCCAGGCACCCTGCTGCCCGGCCTGGTCGGCTCGCCGCTCAGCCTCGACACCCTGCGACTCATGGCCGACACCGGCAAGGCCTGGCCCCTGGTCGGTGGTACCGGCAAAATCTTCGGCGCCTGGGTCATCACCAGCATCAGCGAAACGCAGCAGATTTTCTTTGAGGACGGCACACCCCGCCGCTACGAGTTCACCATCAACCTCAAGCGCATCGACGACGGCCGCACCGACATGCTCGGCAGCCTCACCGGCATCATCGGCGGCGGCCTGCTGTGAGCATCCTGGGCCAAGCCGGCCAGCTGCTCGAACGCGCTGCCAGCGGCTACCGCGACCTCACCAGCTACGCCCGCCCGATCTGCCGCGTGGTGGTCAACGGCACCGACATCACCGACATCATCCTCGGCGGCCATGAACCGCGCCTTGTCAGCATCGAGCTGACCGACAATCGCGGGCTGGAGGCGGACCAGCTCGACATCACCCTCAGCGACCACGACGGCCTGCTCGCCATCCCGCCGCGCGGCGCCACCCTGCGCCTGTGGCTCGGCTGGAGTGACAGCGGGCTGATCGACAAAGGCACCTACACCGTCGACGAAACCGAGCACAGCGGCGCGCCGGATACCCTCAGCATTCGCGCCCGCAGCGCGGACATGCGAGGCGGCCTCAAGGTCAAGAAAGAGCGCAGCTGGAGCACCGCCACCCTCGGTACCATCATCGGCGCCATTGCGTCCGCTCACGGCCTGGCGCCAGTGGTCAGCGCCGTGCTCGCCGGCATCGAGTTGCTGCAGGTCGACCAGGCCAACGAGTCAGACGCCAACCTGCTCAGCCGGCTCGGCCGCGAGCATGACGCCATCGCCACCGTGAAGGCCGGCCGGCTGCTGTTCCTGCCCACCGGCAAGGCCACCACCGCCAGCGGCCTGGCCCTGCCCCACGTCACCCTCACCAGGGCAGACGGCGACCAACACCGTTTTCTGCAAGCCGACCGCGACGCCTACACCGGCGTCAAGGCCTACTACTACGACGTCAACAGCGCAGACAAAAAAGAGGCCATTGCCGGTGCCGGCGACAACCTCAAGGAACTGCGCCACAGCTACACCGACCAGGCCAGCGCCCTGCAGGCCGCCCGCGCCGAGTGGAAACGCCTACAGCGCGGCACCGCCACGCTCAGCTACACCCTGGCCAAGGGCCGCCCCGAACTGATCCCCGACCAGACCTACAGCCTCACCGGCATCAAGGCCGAGATTGCCGCCATCGTCTGGCTCGGCGGCAACATCCGCCACAGCTTCACGCCGGACAGCTACACCACGTCCCTGGAGCTGGAATCCCAATTGCCGGACGGCGACGATATCGCCGGCCTGGCCGACGAGAATGCCGGCTATACCGGCGTGCTGGCCTGGTACCGCGACGCCAACACCGGCCAGCAACACAAGCTCACCGAGGGCGACCAGACCAACCCGCGCTGCCTCACCCACCTCTACGAGAGCAAGGCCAGCGCGCAAAGGGCGGTGAAGCGCGAGGTAGCGCGGTTGAACGACACATAGACAGTCGGCCCCACGGAAGGTAGCGTTACGCCACCACGACTGTAGGGATACATCTATGTTCATTGAGTTGATTGACGCACGAGGGGAAGTGAAGAGATTTGCGTCTCAGAAGTCGTTCAAGATGTTCGCGCGAAAAGAAGTTAAGTTCTGGCAAGATATTCAGGAAAAATATCCCCCTCGCAATGACTACCGAGGATACGGCGGAAAATATTGCGGACAAAGTCTCACAGAAATTTTACAGTCTGCTAAGCAAATTGAGGTTTTATTTCAAAAGCTGGCCGGCAAAAGAGCATACGAAAACACCCCTGAGCTTTTGAACCTAAAAGAAGGCATCAGATCGCGATGGCTATTAAGCAGCTCTGAGTTTGCCAGAAAATGGCTTAAACTATATGAAACCGAACAAACATATGGCGATGACTTCTACTACACATCTATAGAAAAAACATCTACACCAGGCGTCTTCGCAGCTAATGAACTCACAATCAGAAAAATCCTTCCTGAAAGCATTGAAACAACCCTTGACCTAACAAGAGAACACATTCAAGAACTGAGCAATTCAATTGACGAGGTCAACAGCCTTAAGGAACGGATATTCAAATCAGCCGAAAAACAGCGAACTCAACTAGACAACCAACTTCACAGACAAAACACCCTTTGGAAAGAAAGCCTGGACCATCTAGAGGCGACCTACAAAGAGCACCTTCGGCTTAAAGGCCCTGCTAACTACTGGGAGGAAAAGTCTAGAACTCACTGGGTGCGCGGCTCAATTTTTTTCGTTTTACTATTCGCATTACTAATTTCCTCGATAGTGGGCTTTGGAATTTTCTTTTCCATTTGGCTGGCTGGAGAGCGAACGCCTGTATCATTGAGCCATATCGAAGGCTTATTAATATTCGTCGCCATGATTTCTACGCTGGCGTTCCTATCCCGAGTCCTCTCCCGAGTGGCATTTAGTGAATTTCACCTGCAGCGCGATGCAGAGGAAAGACTACAATTAACTCACCTTTACTTATCACTCAGCAAAGAAACATCCCTTGAAGATGACGCTCGCGTGATCATTCTTCAATCCCTTTTCAGCCGAGCCGAGACAGGGTTGCTGGTAAACGAGTCTGGACCAACAATGCCCGGCATTGCGGACCTATTGAGCGCAATTAAGAGGGCTAGCTAGAGCCTACATAGCGACCAGATCCTAAGCAGCGCAGTCACCTTCAGCTCCGCATTAACGCTAATCCTTTCTTGAGCATTCTTGTATGGAAGCAGCATTTCTCATCCTAGTTTTTTATGTATACCTTCCCTTGTTACTAGGGCTGATCAGCCTATACGCAAAAAAACGAGGCTTCGGCCATCTGAGCCCTTTGGGATTTCTTTTTAATCGACTCAAGTATGCCAATATTGAAAATAAATACTCTGGCTTTCTGCTTCTAATAATTTTAGTTACTGCCCCTGCAGCGGCATACGCAAAATACATAAACAGCGACAGCGTAATAGCAAAATCCATCGCAATAACAACCCTCGTAACCCTACCAGTCATGTCCGTAATTTTTATATTTTTCTCTGAGACGGTCAGGGCAATTTATAAGAAGTACGCTTTCTTCTTCACCGCTATTATTACCCTGTCGGCTGCAATTAATTATTCAATGGCAAACAGCTTTGCAGAGGGCATCATCAATGACTTAACGGGGGTGCGAGCAGGTGAGCTACCGACAGCATTAACCAGACTCACACTAATCATGACACCCGTAGCTTGTGTATTCACAATCACCGTCTGGTCCCTCGTGTTCTACATAATCACTCTATTTTTGCCTTCCAACAGGAGGGGCAGAGCCGGAAAGAGTTCTCCCTGTTCAACTCTAAACACACCAACTAAAATAGATCACCTTGCAGACTTCACTAGCGGCTATGCAGTAGCCCTTGGATTTTCAATGCTGGCAATCGCCCCTCTAAGTATCGCCAGCTTCATACTTAGTACTAACTGGGCAGATCAAAAAGTCAGAGAACAGCTTGTCAGTGCGAGCTTTCACATAAAATCGAAGGCCTGCGGCGTCGAGAATATAGCAGGTGCAAAAATCGCATACTTGGAGTCAGGAAAAGCACTAATTGCTATTCCAGACAAGGAGAAGAGCTATATCTTCGACCGAGTGCTTTGCACTCAGACATGGGCTACCGCTGATAAAATATCTACTACTTACGGCGCTCCGGCAGTCTCTCAACCTTAACAATGTAGAAAGCCCCGCACTGCGCGGGGCTTCCTTTGTCACATGGCCGAATCTCGCGTCGCCAGCGCCTCGATCGCGCGGCGCATAAACGCCTGTTCGCCTTGGTCGAGCTGGCGGTAGAACCGCAGCAGCAACCTTTCCTCTGGCGTTACCCACTCCTGCAAGGGCTGCACACCCTGATACTCGGGTTGACCGGCCGCAGCCTCTCGAACATCACTACTCACCTGCATACTCCGTCATTGGCAGTTGTCCGCAGACCTTACCGCCACGCTGAAACATGCAAGCCACTAGCGGAGTGCGAAAACCAGCAGTACCACAAAGTTCAGCACCAGCAGGCCAACCACTAGTCTTAGCGTGATCGTCACCTGCCGGAGCTTCACCTCAAGCACTCTAGGGGTGACGGATGCAGGCTCAACAGCCTGCTCAGACTGCCCAAGCCAGCGTTTGCGCCCTAGCATCACCAGGATGAACGACACGCCGTGCGCGTTGCCCAGTAGGCTCTGAGCCACAGCAAAAAACCGGGCCTCAAAGCTGATCGGTTTGAAGTCACTGAACCCTAGCGACGTGAACATGGAGGCCGAGAAGAAATAGTGATCCCATAGCCCGCTGAGGCGTGGGCTATCCGGGCCACCATGAAATAGGTTCTGATTAGCTATAGAGACAAAAGAGAAACATACAATCATCCAGATAGCTGCGATCAAGTAGAGGATGAAAACAATACTTGCTTCCCACTCTTTAGGCCGAATGGTGGAGAAGACATAGAGACCTAGCAGGAAATACATCACAAAGTTCGACACTATCCCGAACCAGAAGCCCGCGTGCCCAATGCCGTAAAGCATCAAACCAACAAGAAGAATAAGCAGCAACAGGCTTTCTTTTTTGTAATCCCCAATCAAGCCAACAACGTAATTCATACATGACTTCCATCTATTGAGTTAAAGCGGGTCGCCGATCAGCACAGCCTTGCCTCTATCGCCCTCACATTCCCCCTCACCAGGGCGCCATTCCAGCGTGGCGCCCTCGCCCACCAGGTCCACGTTCAGGATGCGGTCCAGGCATTCGCCCATGCCGTCCTCATCAATGGCCACCACGCGCTGGTCATCCCAGGTGGTCACCTCATAGTCGAACGCTTGCGCGGCCAGATCTTCGCCCGTGTCGTGGTACAGCAACGAGGCGTAGGCCTCCAGGCAGGTCTGCCGCTCACGACTACAGACGATCTCCACCCCGGTGGTGGTGCCGTGGTCATAACCTTCGACAGTGCGCCAGCCGCCCCAGACGATCAAGTTGTCACCTTGGGCAACGCGCAGCGGCGGGATGGTGGCGGTGGTGCGTTCAAGCGGCGCAGGGCTGGCAAGCCAGATGGCCGAATAAGCGGCCACCAGGGCAGAAGCGAGGGCAACGCAGAGGTAGCGAAGAATGGGCATGATCGAACTCCTTTTCGTGAGTGGTGCCGTCCTGGCAATCTGTAGCGTAGACGATTATCACGGAATGTTGTAACGCCTAGCGCTATAACAACAGCTACATATCAATTAGGAGTCTACGAGGCGCAAAGAAAACTCCAAAAACCCACTACAATACCAAATTACTCCGCAGCGAGCTCAAAGATAGAACAAACGAAATCTAATTATCCCCAAGATGCTGATTACTTAATTTATTAAGAGCATTTCGCACACCATGCCGAATATCTTCAGAGACATTTTCACTGGTGGAAATATAGGCAAGCAACCCCTTAACATAGTTAATTTTTTCATCGTAGCTCTCACTTAGCTCCATCAAGTCACTGGTTCGCGACTGAATGCTACTAATCAAGGCTCTATTACCCACTAACTCCAGTTCTTTTTCTTTGACTTTAGCATTCAAAAGGGAATGCCCCTCCCGAAGAGAATGGAGAGCTCCTTTTAGTGTATCCCTCTCCTGCTTAAGGCCTTCAATGGTTGCATTACAGTTATCCGCCTCCTCCTGCAGCTGCTCAAGCTTACTACCCAAAGCTCGAGCAGCTTTAGAAAGATCATCAAATTCAATATTTTTCTGCGCAAGACTTCCCAGCAAATTGCTTACCTTATCCTCGGCATCAGAATTGGCCGAAAAGAGATTATTATTCTCGACCTTTAGTTGCGCTATTTGACTTTCAGCTGCAGCCAGCTCCCCGCGTAACTCTTTTATTTGCTGCAGCTTAGCTTCCGCATCATCCTCAAGGATCTTAATGCCCTCTTTATATCTCCTTCGAATCTCTCTAGACTCCTCAAGAGTAAGCGGTGTTTCGTCATCGATGGACTGGCGCAATTGATTAAGTTTCTTCTTCTGCCTCAAAGAAAAATTCATTACCCAATGAGTAGGCATCGGATACATAAATACATAAAAAAACGCAGTTAAGGCGGGCCCCAAAAAACCTAAGAAGAGTGCATCGTATGGCGTTGGATAGACCACTGTTGATAGTAATTTCAACTTCAACACGACATCTGCATCAGAGAAAAACACAAGAAAAAACTTGAAATTCCATAGAGGCCAAGACAATAAAAACGAGGCTGTAAATGGATTCACCAGTCGTTCGCCAAGCACAGTCCCAAACGACCCGAGCAAGTCTTTCATTCTTGTCCACCCTTCTCTTTTTCAGATTTTTTCAGCACATCAATGTAGCTTTCATACCATGACGAGGCTCTGAAGATAGAGAAAGTCGCCCCCAGAACAAGAAAAACAGAATACAAGAATAGAAAATACCCAACAAAACCACCCAGCAGATTTAAATAAGGTAGCAAGTCATAGTAAATACTTGGCAACCAATCAACTCTGACATATAGAGACTTTGCCGTGAGCGCATACACGAAAGCCAGCGCCTGAACAACTATAAAATGAACAAACGCAGTTACCAGAGAAATAAACGGAGATGTCTTTTTCTTTCCACCCTGCCCTGCGATGATCTTGCTAAATCCAGAGTCCATGCTGAGAAAAACAGCAAGCCCTGCCAAAGTAAAGCCTAGTAGCGTAGGAATCACAGAAAGAACGATTTCCCACCACCCAGGCGAAGACCATGAGAAAAAATTAAGCAATGTAAAAATGAGAGCCAGGAGGAAGTAAAAAGAGCTGAAAAGCCCTTTCACTCCTCCATAGCCCTGCCAATACTTGCGCCACAGTTTAAAGGTTGCGGCGTAGGGGTATCGTATTTCTTGCTTAATTTCTTCTTCTCCTGACAAACTCACGATGTAACTCCTCAGCCTGCTCAAGCAATGCATTAAGCTCACTCTGCAAGTCTGGATTATAACTTGCAGTAGCTTTCAGAGGACGATCTTTTGAACTCAGCTCTACTACTTTCCCACCATCACGCCCTTTCACGTAGACTTCACCATTCTCAGCAGCCACTGAAGCAAGAGCCTTCAGTCGCGCATCTGGCTTCAAGCCTGAACTGTTAGCCTCATGATATTGGCGACGCTCAGAACCAGCATTCAACTCCTTAAGGCGCTCAAGAACTTCCTCATCAAGGTCGCCATGATCATCTGGGTTAGGCTTAAGAATCTCAAGGTCAATAAGCGATATCCTTTTTATTCCGAAAAACTCTTCAGTAACACCTTTTTCAGGCTGAACAGTGACCTTTAATTCACCAAATTTAGCCAGTTCATCGCGCTCGGAAATAGTGTCGAAAAATTTCTTCAACATATGAGGAGAAAGGCTATGCCCTGTTTTTGCCGTCACAAAATAAAGCCTGTGCCCCTTAGGGAAAAACACATATTGAAACTTCTTGAAATGCGGCTTTAAGTGCTCTGGAATAACAATTCCACTGACATCAGCCTTAGTTGCAGAATCCATCTTAATAGTATTAAACCAGTCCTCAGCCTGATCTAGCTTCAAGAACTTGTAAATATTTCCCGCATACACCTCTTCAACATCATCATCCTCAGATGCCTTATAGAAGGAGCCGATCATAAGGGCGTCATCACCACGAACTTTTGCATCAAGCTTCGAGGAATGAATCGTCTCAAAAAGTCGCACATATTTATCGGCGCTATGCGGCTGTAGCACCACATTCAAACAAGCGACATGTATAACGCTTGACCGTACGCGCTTAGACTTATTCGCTCCGGCTTTAGGCATTGGCAGCTCCTTGCATAGGTACTAGATATATTTCTTGGCAATCAGCACATAACTCAGGTCAACCCCGCAATGAGCCAGGTAGGCCATGAGTTGCATTGTGAGAGGTCGTTGGCTGCCTGCCTCGATTGCGTTCATCTTGCGCAGGCTGATGCCGAGCTTGGCGGCCAACTCGGCTGGAGTAAGGCCGAGCCGCTCGCGTTCTTGGGCGATGCGGTGGCCGATCAGGTGGGGGGGGTGTTGGGTGTCGGTCGCTGACATGATCTGGGTATTCCCTTACGTTCCCAATGGGAACAGATCATGCCAGCCTTTTGCCAGCTGCGACAACTGCCTCCAGCTCCGTGAGACGTTGTTCGAGGGTGGCGAGGCGTTTCTTGTCTTCTGCAACGCGGCGCACCTCTTGCTGGGCGGCATCGTCTAGCTCACGCCACAGAGCCAAAAAGCTTCGCTCCTGCGGATCGTCTGCGGCGCTGTCGGCAGACGGTGAAGCGTCGTCACGACGCATTGGCCCCTTCCCCGTCAAGAGCCAGTCCAGGCTAATGCCCTTCTCTTCGGCGGCCATTACGCAAATTGCGTATGGAACCGAATCGCGAGAGCGCCAGTTACCAAGGGTGGATCGCTTGATTTTCAAGAGATCACTCAGCTGGTTATCGCTTTTTATGCCGTAAACCTGAAGAAGACGATCAGTTACGGCGTCAGCACTTTTGTTTCCCAAATTAGGAAATTCCTGTTGACTTGCTCAATTTGAGGCAATAGCCTTACTCACAACGAGAACAGATTACCCCAGCGGGAACACTCTAACCATGATGGCCTTCTCCGAAACCTACGCAGCACTTGTTAAGCATCTGCAGGATTCATTCCCGGCAGGTGCAGAGCTGACGGACGCCCAGCATCAGCTACTTGGTAGCGCTACTAGTCACCTCAACCTCCTGCAAATCCACAGTGCAGCAGCCCTCAATGCTCAGCCCCTCATTGAAGACCTGCTTTCGGTATTGGAACAGCCAGGTCAGCTCACCGAAGCAAAACCCGGCTTTCTGCTCATGGCGCAAGGCATCGAGCAAGTGGCGGAGTTCGCCTCTGGCGCTTGCTGCCTGCTGATTCCTCGCTGAGGCCCGAACGATGACCCCCAATCAGATTCGCGCTCGTCTGGTGGAAAAAGGCAGCAGCTACCGCCAGTTCGCTATTTCCCACGGCTACGAGCCTCGCAACGTCACCCAGGTGGTCGCGCGCTGGGCGGGCGCTGATCGTCTCCCCAATGGCCGCCTGGCCTTCGCCATCCTGCGCGATCTCTCTGAAGAGATCGGTACGGATGTGGTGCCAGGTATTCGCCAAACCGCGAACGCACAGTAGTGCGCCCGGCCAATGGGGGAAACGAGAAGATGAAGCGCCCGATTCTTGATAGCCGCCGCCGCGCTGTGCTGGCCGTGGTTGCCGCCTTCCCAGGGGGCCGCGAATGCGCCGCTACCTGCCTGGGGCTGGACCTCAAGCAGTTCGACAACAAGCTGTACGAGAACCCCGGCCATCGCCCACTTACGGACGAGCAAGTGCTGCAACTGGAGAAGGTCGCCGGCACCAGCTACCTGCCCGATTACATCAGCGGCCTCTACAACGGCGTGCACGTCGCCATGCCAGAGCTGGCAGACACGGACAACATCGACCTGCTCACCCGCACCATGGGTACGGCTGTCAAGCGCGGCCAGGTCGACGCGATGATCCTCAAGGCCCTGGAAGACGGGCAGATCGACGAAGCCGAGCTGGCCAGCATCATCACCGCCCACCGCCAGCACATCGCTGCGCGCCACGCCGAAGTCGGCGCCATCCTCGCCCTGCACAGGAAGCCCCAGCCATGACCACCAACAGCGGCGGTTACAAGTGCCTCTGCCCGGCCTGCGGCAGCCGTATGCGCATCCGCAACAGCGAGACGCAAACGCCCACCTTCAAGACCATGTACGCGCAGTGCTGCAACCTGGCGTGCGGCGCCACCTACACCGGCTCGCTCACCTGGGATTACGCGCTTAGCCCCAGCGGGCTGGACAAGCCGCGTATCAGCCTGCCCATCGCGCCCTCAGTGCAACGCATGCAGGCACTGCGCGACAGCCAGCCGAAAACCGACCAGCTCGACCTACTCGATGCCATGGGGGCCACCGCATGAACGCCGCCCCGCACCTGCCGCACGACTACCGCAGCCAGATGCAGCGCCTGGCGTTGGCCTATGTGATCGACCATCAGGCCGAGCACCTGGGCGACCCGGAACAACTGGCAGAGCGCACCACCTGCCACCTGGTGCACCAGTACGACGTGCCGCTGTTCATGGCCCCGCGCCTGGTGGCCCTGGCCATTAGTGAGCTGCCCGGCACAGCCCCGCCGCCAGCCCTTCACCACCTGTAAACGCACCACCAAGCCCCTGCCCGCCTCGCGTGGGTAAGGGGAAGTTGCACCCAAAAGGAGGCCCAGCATGGCCGATGTGACCATCGAAATGACGCTCAGCACGCACCAGGCGCGGGCCTTCCTTCGTTACCAGCTCACCCAATACGAGGTTCTCATGGCCGAGGTCTGGCACTCCGACAAATACCGCAGCGTGCCCGAGGGCATGCGTGGCCCGCGCGTGCTGCAGGATTATCCGCACATTGCCGGCTTGCATCGCACCATCCGCGCGCTGCGCAAGCAACTGCAGGAGGCGCAGGCGTGAAAGCGATGGATAAAGCCGTGCGCCTGGAGGTGCTGAGCCGCCTGGAGCGCAATTACGGCCTGCAGCAGATGAAGGGCACGCCCTACATGCGCAAGGGCACGTGCCCGGCCTGCGGCAAGAAGGAGCTGTATTCGCGCAGCGACGAGCCCTGGTTCATCAAGTGCGGCCGCGAGAGCAAGTGCGGCGAGCAGTGGCACGTCAAAGAGCTGTTCGAGGATCTGTTCGACGACTGGAGCAAGCGCTCGCCCGCGACCGACGCCGAGCCCAACCGCACAGCGGATGACTACCTGAGCTTTGCCCGTGGCTTTGACCTGAGCCTGATCAAGGGCACCTACACCCAGGAAAACTACTGGGATCGTGACCTGGGCATCGGCTCGGCCACGGTGCGTTTCGCCCTGGAGCACGGCGGCTACTGGGAGCGGTTGATCGACCGGCCGCACCGCTTCGGCAAGAAGAAGGCACGCTTCGCTACGGGCAAGTCCCCCAAGGGCTATTGGTGGTGCCCTCCGGGTGTGGATCTGCTGGCGGTGAAGGAGCTGTGGATCGTCGAGGGCATCTTCGATGCTATCGCCCTGCTCCACCACGGCATTGTGGCGGTATCGGCCATGAGTTCGGGCGCCTTCCCGGCGGAATCGCTCAAGGAGCTGGCCCGCCAGCGTGGCGGCAAGCTGCCGCGCCTGGTGTGGGCGCTGGACAACGAGCCAGGCGCGCACCGTTACACCCGCAAGCACGTCACCATGGCCGCAGCCCTGGGCTACGAGAGCAGCGCCGCGCAGATACCCCAGCACGACCGCAAGGTGGATTGGAACGACCTGCACCAGCGCTGGCAGTTCATCGACAACGCCGAGCAACGCATCAAGCAGCGTGAACGCGACCTCAAGGCTGCTCGCTACCACGGCGCTCTGCTGCTGGCCGAAAGCGCCGCCGAGAAAGGCGCGCTGATGTACGAATGGCGCGAGCGCCACGAATTTCACTTCGCCTTCGAGAACCGCCTGTACTGGTTCAAGATGGACCTGGAGAAGCTCACCAAGGCTATCCAGCACCTGAAAGAGTCCGACAGCATTGAGGACCGCCAGCTCACCGAAAACCAGCTCCGCGACAAGGCTATGCGCCAGTGCGGCGCCGTGTCGGAAATCGCCAACTGCTACCCGCGCGCGCTGTACTTCCAGCGCAATGAGCTGACGGACGAAAGCTGGTACTACTTCCGCGTTGACTTCCCGCACGATGAACCCACCGTGCGCAACACCTTCACCGGCGCCCAGGTGGCAGCAGCCAGCGAGTTCAAGAAGCGCTTGTTGGGCATGGCCGCCGGCGCGGTGTTCACCGGCAGCGGCGCGCAGCTGGACAAGATCATGCGCGAGCAGCTGTTCGGCCTGAAAACCGTGCAGACACTGGATTACATCGGTTACAGCAAGGAGCACGGCTGCTGGGTGTTCGGTGACCTGGCCGTGCGCGGCGGCGTGGTGGAGAAGGTCAACGCCGAGGACTACTTCGAGTTCAAGAAGCTGCGTTTGAAGACGCTGCAGAAGTCCATCCGCATGGAGATCAACGCCGAAGGCCACGACTACCGCACGGACTGGCTCGACTGGCTGTGGCTGTGCTTCGGCGCCCAGGGGCTGATTGCCCTGGTGTACTGGTTTGGCTCGCTGTTCGCCGAGCAGATCCGCGCCGAGTTCCAGAGCTTCCCCTTCCTGGAGGTGACCGGCGAAGCCGGCGCCGGCAAGTCCACCTTGCTGATGTTCCTGTGGAAGCTGCTCGGCCGCCAGGACGAGGAAGGCGACGACCCGCTCAAGATGACCAAAGCCGGCCTGCGTCGCTGGCTGAGCCAGACAGCCGGCATGCCGGTGGTGGTGCTGGAGGCCGACCGCAGCGGCGAGGAAGGCGGGCTGGTGAAGGCCTTCGACTTCGACCAGTTCAAGCCGCTGTACAACGGCCGCGGCCTGGGCCTGACGGGCGTGAAGAACGGCGGCAACGACACCAACGCGCCGCCCTTTCGCGCGGCCCTGGTGTTCAGCCAGAACGCCACCGTGGCGGCGTCCGAGGCCATCCTTACACGCATCATCAAGCTGCACTTCGTGCGGCCGAACGTCACCAGCGCCAGCCGCGCAGCGGCGGACAACCTCAACCACCTGCAGGCGACGGACGTGAGCCACTTCCTGCTGCTGGCCACCAAGGCCGAACAGCAGGTACTGGAGGTGTTCCGCAAGAAGGTGAAGGAGCACGAAATCACCCTGCGGGCGATTCGCGACATCCGCATCGAGCGGATCATCAAGAACCACGCGCAGCTGCTCGCCCTGCTCGATGCCCTGCGCCTGATTCTGCCCATCACCGACGAGCAGCACCTCGCCACGCAGCAAGAGCTGATCGCCATGGCCGTGGAGCGCCAGGGCGCCGTGAACTCGGACCCCGAGGAAGTGCGCACCTTTTGGGATGTGTACGACTACCTGGAATCCCTGGGCGACGGCGCGGTGGTCAACCACAGCAAGAAGCCAGACCTGATCGCCATCAACCTCAACGAGTTCGCCGAACGCGCCGCCGAGCACAAGCAGAAGCTGGCGGACGTGGCGACCCTGCGCAGCCTGCTCAAGAACAGCCGCTCGCGCCCCTGCATCGACATCAACCGGGCCGTGGATAGCGCCGTGCGCACGGCCTACAACGCCCGCAATCCCCTAGCGCCGCGCTGTCCCACGGTGAAGTGCTGGATGTTCAAGGCGTAACCCCACCCGGCGCGGCAACGCCGGCTCAACCCCAAAGGAGAACCACCATGCATGACAACGAAAGCGCCATCGACAAAGCCCTCACGCTGCTCGGCAGCGCCGTGGCCCTAGTCGCCCTGTTCACCCTCTGCAGCGTTGTGCCGGAGGCACTGCTGGCCATCACTCACTGACCCACCCCAGCCCTGCCGAGCGGCAACTCGGCAGGGCTGGGGTG